GGCTCAGGTATATCAACAAACCACGATACAACCTCGCCAAAGACATCGCCTACAAAGTCAAAAGCCTTTCCGATAAAGCTAAACAAACCCATTATTTACGCCCCCACTTCAAGTCTTTGACGATATTCGCGGCGAAGTCAAATCCCTTGTCGCCAGTAAAGAACAGGGCTTGAGAATTTGGGTTTGTGTAGCGGCCAGCCTTGCGCTCGAAGTCAGACCAATGTGAAGCCATCTGCACATTCAGCTTGGAATCGTTCGATGTTTCCGTCATATCAAAGCCATCGATTCTGCCATCATAGATGAGGATCGGATCGCCAATGATTGCAGACGATGCATTAAGGAATATACGGTAAATCAGGGCTTGCTTGCCGATATAGTTATTGCCTAGAAAAGCGGCAACGAATGTTTGCTCGACACCAGACAAAATAATCGAAACAGTGCCGACACGAACATCAGAGGATTCTGATACTGCGTCAATTTCTAGCAGGTGGCTAGAAGCCTGATAGGTATCCCCATCGTAGGAAATATCAAACCCTGCATCGGTCAGATAAACGGCAGTCGTCAAGCTAAGTTTTACTAGATGCGCTGTTCTGACAGCATCCTTCTCGATCTCGGCCAGAGTTGAAGCATTCAGGGAGCGGCTCATATAACCTCAATGAAATCGACTTCGTATTCCATCAGGGAGTCGGTGCGGATGGCGAATTCCTGCACATCATTCCGCAGGCGCACCTTCATCGGCACATCGTCATAGGAGATCGTTTCGTCATTGGCTACTGCATCATACAGTGGAGGCTCGATTCCGATCGTTCTGGTATTCCCGCTGACTTCGGTATGGCTCACAACCATATAAACCTTGTCATGGCCGTTGAACTTGATGAGGTCGCCCTCAACCACAGTCCCGGTGATGCCATCCACGGCAATCGTGCTGGCTCCAATGGCATAACCTCCTCCATTGTTGGCCCGAAGCGTTCCAGAAGCCGTACCGCGTGCGTCCTCCATGATGGGTATCTGCACGGTGAAGGTTCCAAACATCCCCTGCTGCTGCATCAGGAAGGCGTAGATCGGCATGAATTCTGCGCGAGTCATCGGCGGATACTTCGCGCTGAACGACCATTTCTGGTTGGCTACCTGCCGAATCTGGATCTTGCCGCTGACCGTTTCGGACATCAGGCTAGAGTTCTCAGATTTCAGATTGACCGTTCTGAATTTTGGGCTAGTTGGATAAGCCATTACACAACCCCTACTCGGCCACGCTCATTCATGGCGCGGTTAATCATACCGACAATCTGGCCTCTGCGGGAGTTCAGCAGTTGGTCAAATCCAGCGGTGTCTACAGCATTGATTGTGAAGCTGACATTGACCTGATTTGCGCCAGCATTATCAAGCTGGCTGTTGCGAACGATCTGCCCATTGGTAGATGGGATGAACATTTCTTGACCCTGCTCGCCCACCATATATGGAACACCAGCGGTTACTGAGCCACCAACAGCCCTGCCGCTGAATGAGGCAGATTTGATCTGGGCAACTTGGGCCATACCCATCGCAATCTGCCCTGCTGCCATTGCGTAGGAGAATGGTGGTGGATAGGTAGCCAGAGCCTTGGTTGCGCCCTGATAGGTATTGATGATGGCACTTGCCACGCCAGCGGCCTTGCCAATAGCAAAAGCCTTCTTGTTGTATTGGCCTAGAGCCTGAAATCCCATGGCGAGGCTATTGATCGAATCCTGCGTCATGCGCTGGTCGATTCTGGCCTTTGCCATTGCGTATTGCTCATCAGAGATCAGCTTGTCATTGTTGAATTGGCGCAATGTCTGAAGCTGAATCTGATAGGAATTTCGGATGTTGTTTTCGTCCTCAAGCAAACGCTTAATGGTCGAATCATTCAACATCTTGTCCCTTTCCTTCTGGGCTTCTTTTTCTGCCTCCATCGCCTCAAGCGAGCCTATTAGGGAATTTGCATATTCTGTTTGAGTTGTGCTGAGATTTTTCAGCGTCATGTCATAAGCCAGCGTTGCTGATTTGTTGGCATCGAATAGAGCAACCTGCTTTTCTAGTCCCTCAATGAATTTGATGGCTTCTTCGTTGTTTCCTTTTCTTGTTTCAGCAAGCAACGCTTCCTGATATTCAAGATTTGCAGTCGCATCAGATAGCTTGTCGCGCATTGATGCAATCTCGGCTTCGTAATCAGTTGAATCTTCTAGATTTTGTGCCTGATCCTGTTGTGCTGCATTTAAGGCGCGAATTGCTCTTTCATATCCAAGAACATCATCTCTTGCATCAGAAACAGCTTCTTGCTGTTTTCTGATTTCTTCTGCTGCTTGTCTATCTAGGAATTTGCGCTGTTCTTCGCCAAGCATCCCAGTCTTATTGGCAAGATCAAGCATATCTTCGCCAAGTTCTTTGGCTGCTTCAGATGAACCAAAAAGGCTTGGAATCAATGTACCAATTAAGGCAGAACCGATACCGATGACAGCACCGAGCAATGGCGCACCAAGCACGAAACCCAAGTCAGCAGCCTGCATAGACAAGGCTTGCATTGGGTTCGTACCCATAGTGACCTGACCGACAAGCTGTTGGATCTGGATACCCGCCATGCCTGCTTTACGGCCAAGATCACCCATTGCTGCGGATGATTTGGTGCTGGAAGAAACGATCGCAGTACCCGATCGTGTTGCCGTCTTAGTTAGATTCTCTAAGTCATTGGCGGTCTTTTGGATGGTCGCAGAGGCTTTATTTTCTGCCGTTAGGAGGAACTTTAGTTCTTGTGCTGTTGCCATCCTCAAACTTCCTTCTGAAATATGCGATCCAGCCGTGGAATTCGTCTATCGTCATCTGCTCAATTTCGGCAATGGTTTTGCCTAAAGCCTCCGCAATAACGAATGTCGAATGCAGTTCTGGATCGCTGCTCAGTTTCCCTCGTATTGTTCCACCGAGGTCGCTTTCGTGATCTGGGTAGCGATCCGATCCAACACATCTGGATCTACGCTGTTAATCAGGTGGATCTTATCACCTAGATCAAACGCCTGATTTCCATCCTTGTCCATTGCCTTCAGGATAATCAATCGAGCCACGAACTCGATGTTGTCCTCTTTGGCAAACTTCAGCAGCTTCCGCCTATCACCCAATGTCATCGGTTTGGAGTAGAGGATGGTCGGATCACCGTTCTCATCCTCCCATTCCGGCACGGTGATTTCGATTGTATCGTGCTTGCTGAAATGCGCCTTAGCGCGCTCAAGAATGCTCATATTTAACCTCTCCGATCAGGTTCCGAATTGGTGTCCACCAAGGCAGGCAGGTTCGGATTCCTGCTTTTCGGGAATGACCCTAGCCCCAGCAGACTCAGTTTAGGCTACGGTTGACCAAGTAACTGCGCCGTTCGCCTCAAAATTGAAGGTCGCTTCAACCATGCCATCATAGGAAGCAGACTTGCCAGCTTCGGTAATGATTGCAGACAGGCTTGCGTAATAGTCGCCAGAATCAGCACCTTCTGGGTACAGGTTCAGGGTTACTTCAGAGCCAGCAGTCATCGCGCCTTGGCCGTTGGTGTCTGATTCGTCCCAATAGCAGGTCAGGGAGCCAGATGCGCTGGTCAGACCCGGCTTGCGAGTACGAGCAGAATCACCCATCGAAGTATCTTCAATCGTGTCCGCAGATTCGGTCAAAGACCATTCACGAACTTCTGCAATAGTGTTGCTGGAGCCGACCTTAACGACCCCTTCACTTCCGGTATGGTTAGCCATCGCTATTTACCTCATCTTGAGTTTGTTCAGCCGGGATCGGCTCTGGATTTGCCTCTTTTTTAGGCGGTTCTTCTGACCAACCACGCCGCTTCATATTCTCGATTTGGCTAGGATGGGCAAGAATTTTGGTTCCATCTGGAGAGTACAGTTCCATCAGGTAGCACCTCGCGTGAAATCGTACATGACTCGAACGCTTACGATAATCCCCCCAATCGGATCAATTGATCCCTCATCGGTTTCTACCGAGATAATCTGGGTGTCCTTGGCGTAATCGCCACGCGTTCTGTCTGCGTCTAAGGCTTCTTCAATCGCTTCAATCAGTTCGTTTCTTGCGGTATCAATCTCAGCGGCCTTTACAAAGCCTGTGATGCTGTAATCGATGGTTCCGAACCTCTTGATACCAGCCCCGCCGATTGTCGCGTCCTCGCGGCTCTCAGAGGCGGTCTGGACGAGGATCGCCGGGAACTGAGCATTGGATAGCTTGTTGAAGTCAAATGGCTCTCTAGTGACATACTTAGCCTGCACTGGAGTGCGCATTGCCTTCAGAGTCGTCACGATATTTGCTGCAATAGATTCCCTGCGGCTCATTTCATCAACACCCGCTCGAATTGATTGGTCAATTCTTTGATCTCAACGGCATTAAACCCGAAGAATGGGCGCACAAGGTTATTCTTATATGCTTTTCTTGCGCTCTCAGGATCGCTGAAATAGATTTGGCCTTGGTTTCCTTTGGCCTTGCTCTGCATTGCGGTCAGCATTCGTTTATGCAACTGAAGATTAACGATCCCACTGGGATCGCCACTGAATGCTTCCTTGTCACCAAACGGCCCCTTGCCAGCCTTCCATCCCTTGCGCTTTGCAGCGGCATAGAACTTTGAGTAAGGCTTAAACTTGCCTTTATAGCCACGGCCTTCTTCGGTTCGGTCAAGGATGATTTCAGTGCCTAGAGCAGCAACGGTTTCCAATGCAAGCTCAATTTTCTTTGGCAAGTCATCTCCTGCCTTCTTCAAGGTAGCGATCACTTTGGCCGAATCTACCTTGACGACAACCATTAGCGGAACAAGCGTCCAGAGTGACGAGGCATCTTTTCGGTATTGCTCACCGAGCCATCATCATCGGCATCGTATTCAACGCCATCTTGGAAAACCTGATCGATTTCCTCGCCGTATCTGGCTCGATAGA